TATACCAATCGTTTAGAAGCAGCAAATTTACGAGCATCAGTCGGTACGACTGGTGATTCATACGATAATGCTTTGGCTGAAACGGTGAATGGCTTATACAAAACAGAGGTGATTGAATATTTAAAAGCAGATTGGCAAGGTTTAGCAGATGTACAACTTGCGACACTAAACTGGGTCGATTGGTTCAATAAAGAACGTGTACACAGCGCACTGGGTTATGTATCGCCTTTTGAGTTTGAAGCAATGTACTATGATAAGATTAACACGTTAGGTCAGGTGGCCTAACTTAAATAAAAAAGTCTCCGACAAACCCGGTACGGTTCAATATGGATAAAGCCGATCAATTTTTGGATATGGGAGCAGATGCACAGGTTAGTACTTTTCTGATGGTGCATATGCGATTGTCTAAATCGGGGATATGTCAGATAAAGATCAAATTGAAGTGTATGGATTGCTTTTACATGAAGCTGTTCATGTTTGGCAGAAGGTTAAAAAGCTCATGGGAGAAAAAGAGCCAAGCTCTGAATTTGAAGCGTATTCGATTCAAGCGATCGCTCAAGACCTTTTTGAAATGTTCGAAGCAAGTGAGGTTAAAAAACATGGGGTGGAAGGGGAAAAAGCCGACTAGTTTTAGTCTTGAGGTATCTAAAGTAGCAGAAGACCATGTGAAGCATATTGTTATGGATACTGTGCAATCTTTAGTTAATTTAAGTCCCGTCGATACTGGTGCATACCGTGCTTCTCATATTGTTTCGATTGGATCTGGTGACTATGGCATACGTGAACCTGAAACAAACGCCGTTCAAGATGCCGCTATTCAAGCTGTAAAGATTAAATTGGGCAATTTGGTCTACATACAGAACAACCAGCCTTATGCTGAGCGCTTGGAAAACGGTTGGTCTGATCAAGCGCCACAAGGTATTTATGGCCTCACGTTTAACTTCATTTCTCAAAAGTACGGTGGCTAAAATGGCAATGACTTTAGAGCAAACAAGGCAAGCTATCATTGAGCATATGCAAGCTTTTACTGGTATTGCTCAGGAACGAATCCAGTATCCAAATGCACCAGGCTTTAATGTGCCAACAAAAGGCGTATGGTGCCGTTTAACGATTGCAGGCGGTCCAAGTTTTACTTCAGGAATAGCCGATAATCCTTGTACACGCCGAACCGGTAATATCTTGATTCAATGCTTTGCACGTCCCAATTCAGGAATAATTGAAATCACAAAATTGAGTGATGCATTACTTGCTCATTTTGAATATTTCACAATCGAACACTTAGAATGTTTGAATGGTCAATCCATCTATGCGGGTAAAGATGCTGATTTCATTCAGTATAATGTGAGCATTGGGTTTAAGGTAAATTAATATGTCATGTATGCTGACTTTAGAAGAAATCGAAATTAAACGGCAAGAGCTGGAGCGACATCTTGAAGATGTTATGGCTGTTGAACTGAAGAAGTGGCAAAGCGGAAACAAGCTATGTGTTTCTGATGTGAATATACGTTTGGCCAATGTTAATAGTCTTGGTGGAACTAAACATAATGTAGTTACTGGAGTAAGTGTTGATCTAGATAATGGGCCTTAAAATTCTTTAATTATTTGACCGCTAATAAGCGGTTTTTTTATGTCTATAGGAATCATTTATGAGCAATTTTGTATTTAAGCGTGGTGACACTTTCAACTTGAATTTGCAGCTGGTTGATATGGATGAAACCCTGCAATTTCCACCGGATGACGTGCGCCGTGCAATTGATCTAACCGGTTATACATTTACTTCTCAGGTTAAAGCTTTGGCTGATGGTGCTGCTGTGGCTACTTTGACTTGCGCAGCATTAAATCAGAGCACACAGAAGGGATGGCTGAATATTAAATCTAGTGCAAGCACTGCAACTTGGCCCTTAGGTCTGTGTCAGATGGATATTAAAGCGGTTGTAAGTGGTACTACACAGCACACTGAAACTTTGACTTTCCAAGTGATTGATGGGGTAACAGCATAATGGCAAATCTTGTTTTTAAATTTAGTTGGGATCACCGGCCATTCCCGTATAACTCGGCTCAAGGTAAGCGTCAGTTTATGCTACCTTTTGCTTCAGGTATTCCAAACTTAACGCCAAATTTCTCTCAAATTCAAAATATTCCAACAAGTAATCCAGCATCTCGAACTGTTGGGGCAAATGCCGGCAATATTATGGAAGTTGGAGCATTCGGCCTTGGTGGTGTTATGGCCGCTGGTTCTAGTGCCTATGCATTAACAGAGACCGATGCAACAGATTACCCAGCAGCTAATGGTTTTGCTTGGTCTAATAATACAGCTTCAGCGTCGATCCCTGCATATTGTTGTGGATTGACCATGACCCGAGGTGCTGGAGTGCATGCTCAGGTTTTGGCTGCACCAAGTAGTCATGAAATTTACTATCGGGTAAGACACTCGAATGTTAATTCAGGTGCATATTCACTTTATAAAATGTGGACTCAGAAAAACACGACTGTAGATGGCAATGGATTCATTAAATCAGCCTCACCAGTAGTTAAGTTGTTTAACGACCATATCGAACTCAATAGTGATGCAGAAAAACAGCCGATTGAATTTAAGAAAGTTGATGTAGGCGATTATTTACTTAAAGGCTCTTTAGGCTTTGCCCAAGAAGGCTGGTATATCGAAGTCCCTAAAGATGCCAATGGGAACACGGTAGTAGCAGTTGAATATTCAACCTTAGAAAATGGTGATCTTTCAATTAAAACTTATAAACGTAAGTTTGATGTGGAAAAGGCAGCCATTGTAGCTGATCTCGAAAATCCACTTGATATTCCAGAAGGCCGCTGGATTGATATTCGTCTGCATGAAGAACCTGAACCAGAGCCTGAAGAGCTTTTGAGTGAAACACCAGTGGATTTCCAGCCTACTAACTTATCTCAGGCAGTTGCTGCAGCCATGAATGGCGTGGAACCGCCAGAAATCTCAGACACAGACGAAACATTTTAATAACCCGCTTAAAAAGCGGGTTTTTTATTGCCTAAATTTTGGAGAACCATAAATGAGTTCAGGCGCAAAAATTCGATTATATGCTTGTGAAGAAGCAGTTTTAGGAACAACTCCAGCAAACCCGATCTGGTACACAGTTCGCCGTGTAAGTGATGGCTTATCAGAAAATGTCTCTACGGAAGAAAGCAGTGAAGTAGTTGACTCACGCTATCGTCAAGGCGGTGTAGTTACTGAAGCGGAAGTTGCTGGTCAGTTAGAGTTTGAATTGTCACTTGGTACCTTTGATTTATTCTTAAGTGCTTTAGCATTTAATAACTGGGCAACGAATAGCTTAACCATTGGCGGTAATGTACGTAAGTCATTAACGCTGGTTAAAGTTTTCGAAGATGTTGGCCAAGTCTTTATTTATCGTGGAGTACAGGTTAATTCTGGTGAAATTACTATCCAGACCACGGGGAAAATCACTGGTAACTTTGGTCTTGTAGGTAGCTCGTTTACTCGTCAGCAAACTAACCCTGTAGTGAATCCGGTGGCAGCCTCAACTCGTCCGCTGGTGAGTATGCCGAACGTGGAAAACTTGCTTATTAATGGTCAGTCTATTCAAGGTAAAGCGTGTCTACAGTCTCTTACCATTTCTATCAATAACAACCTTGAAGCAATCCGTTGTATCGGTTCGGGTAAGTACACACCAGAGTTCTACATTGAAAAAATGATGGATATCGAAGCAAATGCTTCATTCATGTTCTCGGCCACAGCTGCTGGTTGGATTGATGCAATCAAAACCCGTGATGTGTTTACACTGACCTTCGACATCAGAGACAGCAAAGGAAGTAAATATTCGTTCAACTTCCCGCAATTGGAAGTCATGGAAGCCAATCACCCGGATGGTGGTGGTGATGACATCATTACTGTAGATATCAACTTTGCCCAAGTTCGTACAGCGCCAACAATTGTACGTGCTCTTGTTTAATCAGCTCATTCAGTAACAAAGCCTATGGAACCCCATGGGCTTTTTTATTTCTAAAATTTCAGAGGTAGTTATGGCTTTAAAAGTTGGAATTATTAAAAGCTCGGACGTATCAAAATGGTGTGAATACAAGGGGGCTGATGGCGAAGTACAGGCAGAGTTCAAAGTCCGTGGTATTGCCTATAAACCTTTTCAGGTAGCGATTGAACGGGCAGGAAACCAGATCTCGTCTAAAGGCTATGATGTGATGGTCAAAGATGAAAATGCCAAGCTTTATCACGAATTGTTAATGGATGCATGTGCTGCCCACTTAATTGAAGACTGGAAAGGTGTGGTATTTGCCGAAATCGTGGATGGTAAAACTGTTGAGACCGAAAAACCGTATACACCTGAGAATGCCTCAAAGCTTCTTAATCTTGGTGATATTGGTATTTCAATCTGGCTATTCATTAAAGAACAGGCCCAGAAGATTCAGGAAGACGCAGACAAGGACAAGGCTTTAATTCTGGGAAAGTCATCGAGCTCTATAAGTACCAAAAGACCTATGCGTCAAAAACGCCGCACGAAATCGAACAAATCAAGTTCTTAGGCGGCCGTATTCCGGATCCGCCAGAATATTCGTATGCGGCTGACTCTATTCTTTCGGCATTTAGTACTATTGCCAGATCCAGACGGTATGAGCAGGGCATCCCGTTATCTTTAGATCAGCAGGCAATCAATGTCTATGCAGAGCATAATGATTTGCCAGTGGCTGCTCATATCTTTAATGACTGTATTTTTGCATTGGATAACTTGTTTTTAGATGAAGCCCATAAAAAAATAAATTCCAAGTCCTCAAAAAAGTAACCCTAGAGTTATTTACATATAATAACTCTAGGGTTATTATTATCTCATCAAGTTAATAAGGGATTGGTGTGAAAAGTCTGGATTTAATCAAAATGATTGAAGCAGATGGTTGGTATGAGGTTAGGGTTTCAGGAAGTCATCATCACTTTAAACACCCAACCAAAAAGGGGTTAGTTACAATCCCACATCCTAAAAAGGATTTACCAAACGGAACTGTTAAAAGCATTTTGAAACAAGCGGGTCTAAATTGACCCGCTGTTTCCCGACTTTAAATACTATATCCCTTACAACTAATCATAACGCAGTGGGCGATATGTTTATGCCAAGGGCATGGAGTGTTGAGATGTTATATCCAATTGCAATTGAACGAGGATCAGATACTGAGGCATTTGGTGTCACTGTTCCTGATATTCCAGGTTGTTTTAGTGCTGGTGACACACTTGAAGAAGCTATTGAGAATGTTAAAGAAGCTATTTCAGGCCATTTAGAAATATTGGCTGAAGATGGTGAGGAAATCCCATTAGCTTCCGAACTAGTTAAATTTGTCGATGATCCTGAATATAAAGGAATGATCTGGGCGGTTACCGAAGTTGATGTTAGTCGTTATCTGGGTAAACCAGAAAAAATCAATGTTACTTTACCAAGCCGTTTGATTCGTAAAATTGATGAGAATGTAGGTAAAGGTAAGAGATATACTACTCGATCGGCTTTCTTGGCTGCTGGTGCTGAAAAACTTTTACATGCATAGCCTGATTTAAAAGACCACCTTCGGGTGGTTTTTTTATGCCCTAACGGTTATGATATGAAAAAAGATGATGATTTATCTTTGGCAACACCGGCATGTAAAGAAAAATTGAAATGAATTCAAAATGATTTGTTAAAAACTTGACTTAGATCAGGTTTTTTATTTTTGATTAATGACCGCCTTTATGGCGGTTTTTTATTGCCTAGAGGAAAAGTAAGATGGCACAAGAATCCCGTTTGGTCATTGTTATTGATTCGCAAAATGCTGAACGTAATGCGCGTAATCTAGGCAATGAACTGGATAGCATTGAGCGTAAAGGTGATTATGCTTCTAAGTCTATGGATGGCTTATCTGTAGCTACTCGTGCACTAGCTGGGTATATGGCTGGGCTAGTTACAGTAAGTTCTGCCATTTCGAAGATGGATACATATACTGGACTACAAAACCGCCTTAAGCTGGTCACTAATAATCAAGTTGAACTAAATAAAGCAACGGAAGACACTTTCCGAATTGCTCAAAAAACCTATTCAGCTTGGGATTCTGTGTTACAGGTATATCAACGTTTTAGTGATAATGCTAAAACACTGAATTTAACTATGGATGACACTGCTCGACTAACTGAAACAGTATCAAAAGCAGTTGCGATCAGTGGTGCAAGTGCAGAAGCAGCTGATGCAGCTTTAGTTCAATTCGGGCAGGCTTTGGCAAGCGGTACATTACGTGGTGAAGAACTCAACTCAGTTATGGAACAAACACCAGCTCTAGCAAAGGCTATTGCTAAAGGTATGGGTATTACTGTAGGTGAATTACGTTCAGTAGCTGCTGAAGGAAAAATCACTTCACAGGAAATCATTAAAGCACTTAAAAATGTCCAAGATGAAGTTGATACTCTTTTTGCTAAAACTGACATTACAATTGGTCAATCATTAACTTTACTTAATAATGAAATTACTAAATTTGTAGGAGAGGCTGGTAAAGGAAGCGGGGCAGCACAGGCTTTATCAGGATCGATTCAGTTATTAGCAAATAATTTGAATTTAATTGCAGACAGTGCATTTGCCATAGGTATTGGCTTAATGACAAAAGCTGTTTTAACAAAAACGGTTGCTGTACAAGCGAGTATTGCTGCATCAACCAAACAAGTGTTTGCCACAATTGCTGAACGTAATGCGAATATTGCAGCAGCAAAAGCTGAAGTGGAATCTGCGCTTGCCGAAGCACAAAGTACGCAGGTGACACTAACGAACATCAAAGCTACTCATGCTCAGATCATGGCAGAAATAGAACTCGAAAAAGTTCGTTTAAAAGCCCAAATCACTGAACAAGGTCGCACGGCTACCATCACACGAATGGCTCAGCTAGGACGATTACAAGCTCAAGTTGCGTTAGAGGTTGCTGCCGCAGAAACAGCTCAATCAGCATCATCTGCAAGATTATCAGCAGCCTTAACAGCGCAATCTGTTGCTACAAGTCGTTTAGCTTTGGCAAAGTCAGCGCTTATGGCGATTTTTAGCCCAATGGGTTTAGCAATTGCAGCAACAGCCGCATCTTTCTGAACCGTACCGGGTTTGTCGGAGACTTTTTTATTTAAGTTAGGCCACCTGACCTAACGTGTTAATCTTATCATAGTACATTGCTTCAAACTCAAAAGGCGATACATAACCCAGTGCGCTGTGTACACGTTCTTTATTGAACCAATCGACCCAGTTTAGTGTCGCAAGTTGTACATCTGCTAAACCTTGCCAATCTGCTTTTAAATATTCAATCACCTCTGTTTTGTATAAGCCATTCACCGTTTCAGCCAAAGCATTATCGTATGAATCACCAGTCGTACCGACTGATGCTCGTAAATTTGCTGCTTCTAAACGATTGGTATAGCGAATGGAAAGATATTGCACACCTCTGTCGGAATGATGAATCACATTCTTTGGCATACCTCGATCATGCAATGCTTGCTCCAATGCAT